GTTCGATGACAGGGCGAGTGACCCCTTCATATGTATCATGGCCGACTTCAAGAGCCGCTTCCATGCCTACCCACTCAGTGACATCGATCTTCTTAGCCAAGGGCGCTCCAATAGCTTCGAGAAACCGCTTGGTTCCGAATCGGGCCTGAGGATTATCCTCAAGTCCGACCCTACGGAAGACAATTGTCAATCCATCATCTGAGCCGTCTTTGTAATCAGCCGGGAATTGATCTGCGCCAATGTGAAAGCTCACCGCAGCGTACATAGTGCCACGCTGGCTCTCTTTTACTTCGGCATCACGAATGACACCTGAGTATTTCCCTGCTGGAAGAGGCTCAGGCTGTTCTTGGTCTTTGAGATCGACACTGAACTCAACGATACTTGATAATGCTTCTGTCATGGTACTTCCTTTGTGTGCTGGTTAGTGGAACTGTTGATTATAGTGGTATTCCAGCTACTAGTACAGCCCCATAATCTAGTAGCTGGCGTTCGGTGTACATACTATATGTAGTACTAGGGTAATTCAATCTTCCGTCCATCATTCTCTACCCATAATTTATACCAGTCCTCGATACCTTCGCCTTCCCATGATTCAGGATCGAACTTCCAGGCGAATTCACTTTCTCCACCTTGAACGAACATCCGAGACTTCATAGGCTTTCGAAGGCGCGAGGACCGGATTGTGATCTTTCTGTCTTTACCTGTGTCCTGAAGATACCAAACTTCTGAAAATCTTATTGGTATTTCAGACTGCATTTTACCACCCACAAGTATGCTAACCATCATTGCCCCGGTCATCTCGTCCTTCTGTGGAGTATCTTCGTGGGCAATAAAGATGCAATGCTTGTTGTACTTGGCTGTTAATTTAACTAGAGACATAACCGCTTGCATGGTGTAGCTGTTACGTCTTCCGTATCCAGCTAGAGTTGGAGCCTCGAACGTAGCTCCTGTTATCTCTGTGATACCATGTTGTAGTGCCATCATGTTGAAGGATGTGATACTATCAAACACTACTGTTTGGATATCCTCGTGATCATCTAGCAACGCTTTGACACCACCAGCGTTCTCGTGTTTGAATGTCACTACCTTGTTAGGACTCTGAGTACTAAAGTCAGCGATGTAGATTTCAGGTTGATCCATCAACGAGCTTGTTCCATCAGAGTCAAAGTTAATCCATAGGATAGGTCGTGGTGCTGTTGCTGCTAACGTAGTTTTACCTGCCCCAGATGGTCCCCAGATGATAGTAGACATCCTTCTTAGTTGTGTCTTAGGAGTTGTTATTGTTACTGTACCGAGATTCATTTCTGGTGTTTCAGGCTTCTTCGCCATGTGTCACAATCTCCTTCTTCATTTCAAAGTAGTCCACCGTATCGTCAGGGAATCTTTTACCACAAAAGATTTGGGCCTCTTCGAGTGTGTCGAAAGGCCCATATACTTCTAGTTCCTTGGGTGTTACTCCTCTTATTGCCCCCCACTTGATCTCTATGTCGATCCCTAATCGTGTAGAGGACTCCATTCTTCTATCTCCATCTCATCCAATATCTCTTGTTTCTCTTCTATGGTGTCAGCAGCACATAGAGGGAGAAACGAGCAGCTACGGAAATACCTGTTACAGCTATGGGTGTACATGGGAGCGCTGAGAATGTCATTAGTCCATTTCTGTTCCATCTCGATGCTAGTGACGAACCAGTTAGCCCACTTCTCAAACATGATAGGACTGCGATGGACTTGCTCACGCCTTATACCTTCCGCTGGAATCTTGCCGATTGGAATACGCATTCCAGAAGCTATGGCCTGGATACAAGGCTCTCCTGTGAAGGTACTAGAGGCTAGACAATATCCTGTGATCTGATGACTAAGTATCCATTGGGCTAGCCAATGGTCATCCAGCTTAGAACCTGTTTTCTCTTCTATGATGATGAGGTTATCGTGGTTCCAGTGAAGACCATCTAACTTGCCAGTGAAACGGACAATCAGGGTACGTTCTTCTCCGTCCATTTCATAAACAATGGTAACAACAATGTCAAAGGCAATCTCAATGCCTATGTCAGTGTCTACATCTTCTTTGTCTCTGATCCATATAGGATAGCGAGTCATGTCATAGGCATCTACGAATGCAATGAGACTTTCGCTGATGTTACTGATAGTTCTTTGTCTGTCTCCAATATCGTCGTAGTACTCTCCTGATTCGAGTGCTTCAAGTGCATAGTTAATGACGTTAGTTCTATCGGATGCACCATCGGAAATGACGTTTCGGATACATGAATACCTATCATCCCCAAACATCCGTATGCCATGCTTCTCAACGTTAGCTCTTTGTATCTTACCTTCGCATTGAAAGTTCTCATACTGATACAGGCGTACAGCCGCAAAAGCTTCATGCGCTGCCGTTCCAGCTTCCAATGGAAGTTGCCGGGAACTGGATGGCATCCTTTTGTGACGCGAATAACGAAGGATACCCCATGTAGGGCAAACGTTGATGTTAGATAGTTTAGTGTGATCATAGGATGGAAGATCAGCATCTTCATCAGTCGCCATCCTTGTGTTAAGGGAGATTAAACGGAAAGTACTCAAAGGCCATTCATCCATCAACCGTTCCTCATCTTCTGTATCTCATCAACAGTGTTAGTGGCACTTTCAATAGTAGCTCCAAGCTGTAACAAGATGTCAGTGAGTTTGTTCATATACACGGCTAAGGTTTGAATCTCTTCCTGTTGTGCACTGGCGGTTTCAGCTATTTCTGCTAAGACATGGACAACAACAGGTTCGGCCTTACCTATTAGTTTCTCTCGTACTTCTCTGCCTTTCATTTGTCTTCCTCCACTCCAAGACTATCAGAGAATTCTCTAAGTTCTTGTATTTCTTCTTCAAGCTTTTCTATTTTCTCATCATGATCTTTGATGGTTCGTCTCACTTCTGCTATGGCATCGTCTTCGGTGTCATGGAAACTTACTGTGATACCGTCAGTTGTGATCTTCCAGGTCATAGTACCTCCAATTCTAATTCAATGGCACGTAGCTTCACGTGCCTTGCTTCTAACTTGTCCATAGCTCTATCAGCTCGATCAAGTTCTTTGGCAAACATTTCCAACTGCTTGAGATGCTGTCCTTCTAGTAACTCCTTACGAGCTTCAGCTTGCATAAGAGTTAATTCTTCATAGACGCGGACTGGTTCAAGCCTACGTTTACGGATAAGAATTAGTAAGTCTTCACGCTCTTTTGGAGACATCTGAGTGAGATCAGCTAAGGCAATTGGAGTGTCAGCTTTCATTATCCCTCCGCGACTGTAACTTGATAATAAACATTTCCACGTTTAGGCTTTGTAGCCTTCTTCAAAGCTTTATCAACAACGGATTTTTCCACCCCCAGACGAGCTAATTCGGTAACTAGGTCAGTGACAAGGGTGGAACTACCATCATTATTCTGTTTCTTAGCGAAGTGGAATAAGTTGGTATTACCAAGTGTAACGGTCTGACCAGCTACTCCATCAGGATTAGGAACTGCCTCATCCAAGTCTTTCTTGGATTGATCAACAAGCTTCTTGTAACGAGAACCAAGGCTTGAGTAGATAAGGTAATCGACAGCCTTGTAGTGGAGGTTATGTTCCTTCTCAACCTCTTCATTGTTTTGGGAAAGACCTTCGAAGTTTAATTCCAAGGTAGTCTTGGCTTGGGAGATGGCTTCGTCTATCTCAGCTTGCATGGAAGCCATAGTCATGGCTAGTTCTGAGGCTTTCATTTACTTCTCCACAAACATAGGGATGGATAGAGGACTAAGAGATTTATCTTCGTCGTGTCGATTCAAGGCTACAGCAGCAGAGCGAAACAAGTTCTTGGATGTGATAGTAGAGTCATAACCAATCTGTACCTTGAAGCCTACATCCATAGCACTTCCTTGGTGATAGTCAGCATTAATTGTCAATTCAATTTGTCTCTCGCATCCATTGGCTTGGAGCCACTGGACGACTTGAATGAACATCTTACTAATATCGTTGTGGATATCTTCCTCGGTGCGATTGGGAGCATTAGGTGATTGAGGTTTGCATTCGTCGTGAGTGAGTGGGTCTTTGGTGACAAGTTCTAAGTCAGCGGTGTCAACCCAATCGTCACTATCATCGTTGCCAAAGCCGTTTGATACATAAGTAACGCCAGAGTCACCATCGCTGTCTTTTAAGACACGCATGACTTCTCCTGTTCCGTCTTCGGTGATAAGACGGACGAGATTTCCTTCAGTAAACATGATATTCCCTTTCAATTAGATGTTAGCGAGATGGTTGACTTGATTAGGCAATGAAATCTAGCCGGGACCGAGCATCAAGTCTTTTTTGGAACTTGTTTGGGAGGTGTTCCTCCTGATGCCATCCCCCACCAATTATCAATTCCCGGTTAATTAGGCAGCTATCTTCTCAAACTCTTCTGTGTTAAGCCAGCTTCTTACTTGCTGTTCTCTGTTCATTAAGGTAGAAGCTCGATGGTCGTTGTCTGTATCTCTAACAGCGAATACTCCTCTGTCAGATGTAGCATAGAAAGTAGCCGCAGAGTATAATGCCCAGACAGTACGACCGTGAGTATCACATTCTATACGGAACTGGTGCATAAGCTGATCAACTCTACGGTCACTAACGTTAGGCATCGATTTGAAGCAGACTTCTGCATCTTCATCGGTGATGACCTTTCCTACCCATTTCTTCCATTGTTCTGCTTGTTTATAGAAGATATCAATGGAGTTACGAAGCTTATCGGTGAGCTTGGGGATGATAAGTCCAGAGGTGTGTTTTTTAACAATCATATCGTATGATCCTGACACCATGCCATTCGTACAGAAGAAGTCGATGGCGCCGTGGTAAAACTTGAAGCTGGATGAACCGTCATACCCGTTAACAATGATAGCTCGAAACGCGATGTCTGATTTCCCAGACTTAATGTCGGCTCGTATGCTAGGGAAGATGTAATCTCTGATAGAAGTACCACCAAAGTATGAGATTGAATCTCTTCGGGATACTCCATCAAGTTCTTCCTTCGTTAACGTTTCTATGAAGGTGTCTTCAATACCTTCACATAGTTCTTTGTTCTTTAGGAGTTTGTATTTCTTGCCAACCAAACCAATTGAGATAGGTTCATGCTTTTCTGGGTGAATACGAACAATGTGTTTGTGATTGCTGTCTTCGTAATAACCTTTCTCACCTCTGAAATAGGCTGGCCTTTCCCAGACATTGAAATATAATTCACTGTCTGGGCTGAAGGCTTCTGGCTTATCGGGATGTAATGTAACGATGTTCATTGGAATCTCCTTGTACCTTTATTGGACAACAAGGAATTTGTACCACAAAACACGAGGAATGTCAAGAGCTGGCTGATTCTTTATGAGTCCCTAAGCCTCCCCTATATGTCCTTTCTTTTTCTTCTACTGTTGTTAATTCCTGTGATAGCTTCTCTAGAAACTCCGTAAAGGTCGGCAATCTCTCGATGAGATCGTCCCTCTGCGAGTAACTTGAGTATAGCGCGTACAACAATACCAGGAAGTCCATGTCTTTCCCTTTTCTTCATGTCATCCATATTATCTTGATGACTACCCCAATTAAGATGATGGGGATTACAACAAATCTTATGATCACAGGTATGTAAGGCGTATCTGCCGTTAGCTTGTTCTCCGGTAAAGAGTTCAAGTACGACGACATAAGCCGGGCGTCTAACTCCTTCGATGGTAATATACGGTCTACCGTCTTTAGCATTAGGCTTTCCTTTCCATTCCCAACACTCCTTAGTGTCGCCGTCCATCATATCGATGTGTAAGAATACGTCAATTGGCGTGTTCTTTCTACTCATCGAATGTATATCCTTCTTCATCTTCAGGAACGGTTAATCTCTTGTAACATATAGGACAATGAGCATCGCCGTCGTAGAATTCAGGTTCTCGTACATATATTGCACATGATTCACAGAATAAATCGGTCATCTTCTGTCACCTCGAATATTGTTTCTGTTCCGTCTTCATGCCATGTGACACGATTGATAGTACCATTATCACATAGTTGTATGAATGTACCGAGAGTGAAGTCACCATTAGCAGTTAGCCAGAGTTGCCAATAACCATCGTTGTATTCCTCATTATATACATAACTAGCTCTCAACTGTCGTATTGGAGATTGTAGTGGTACTCTCTTAGGGATTAGCATTACTAGTTACCAAGGCTATAACAATAGGAATGAGGAGGGGGACTAATATAACAGCTAAAAGGACTATGCCGCCATCACGTAATACCATAATAATTCTCCGTAAGGCTCAGACAAGGGTGGAATTACCTAACTAAAAATGAGAGATAGGAGACTGGGATACATTCCAGTCTCCTATCTTTTAGATATCAAGTTTACACAATACTTCCTTGTACGTAACTTTCTCATCGTCTGTTTCAGCATCAATTGAGCTTACTTTGACGACTTTAAGCTCATCTCTGGCAAGTACAACTACCAAGTCACCGACTTCAATACCTTCTTGTCGGTTAATGTAGGTGTACGGCTTCCCTCCAAACTTATGAGAGTACTGTTGCCAGAATAAGACGCTTACGGCGTCCATTACGCTGCTTCAGCCGCCTTACGATTGGCTTCAGCCTTGGCCTTAATGCCTCCGTAAGTTAGCTGCTCTAATGTCTTGCTGAGTTCATCATGAGCACGTACACGAGTCACGAAACGAATCGCAGCTACACGCATACGCCGATGTAACCCATCAACGAATGTCTGTTGGTCATCGATGAGCTGATCAAGTGCGATCTCATCGTTAACATGCTGATCATCTTCGTTACTGGTTCCGAACCAGCTATCCATCGTGTAACTCTCACCCATTACGCCTTCACTAGACATACGTTGGATGCGAGACTCGGCATTAGGCACTAAGGTTCCACCTAAGTACTCAAGTTGGCGCTCCATTGCACCAGCTACGCCATAGTGTTCCTGTCTGGCTAGCCAAGCATCGTCACATGCCAACTCAGTCAATTCAACTGAGTCGATAGCCAGTTTCAGATCGGGATCGTCTTGAGTAACGACCATATCATCTAGATACGTTGCGAGATTGAATGTCATATTAAGCTCCTATTGTGAATGATTTGCCGTATTTGTAATGATCGAGATAGTCTTGTATTGTTAGTTCATTGTTTGTGATACGATGTTCTCTTGCATCGGCTACTGTTTCCCACATCTCTAACTCAGTGGGTTCTCTTCGTGGGAAGTGCATATCTCTGGCTATAACTTGTTCACGTAGCCATCGAGGTACGTCACAAAACGCTACTTCATCATACTTTAACAGCTCATAGGCTATCTGATTATCGGAGAAGTGTGGCGCTAAGAGTGACATGAGCTTACTCCCTTTCTAAAGCAACAGAGGAATTTTACC